TTACCTTCCTTAGACATTTCATCAGTATATTTAGCTACAAGACCACTTGTATTTTTAACAGTATTTGCATGTTCTTGCATTTTCTTAGAAATATCGCCGTAGTCTAAGCCGTGATCTTTAAAATATCTAGATGTTTTTTCCTTCCATGCAGCAGCAGCATCACTATCGGTCTGGTAGTAATCTTTACTTTGTTGTAGTACTTTTAATAAATTTTTACCGTAGGTATCTAAAATGTGGTCATGTTGATCAGATAATGCTTTTGACCTTGTATAATACTCCTCCTTACTTATCATACCTTCATCAAGTGCCTGTTTTAAGGTTTCCATACTTGACTTATAACTTGAGTTTTCAGAGTCAACAGCTTTTTCAATTGCAGTTTTGTATTCTTTTAACTGTTTTTCAGAATTAGCATTAATTTTCCCATAAATTGCTGCTTGTACTGCTGCTTTTTTATCTCCACTAATTTGTAGTGAATTAACTTCAGCTTCCATTATTTGAGCTTCATTATTTTTAATAACTTCTTGCTCTTCTAATGTCAAATCTCGCTTTTGTTTTGAAGCTGTTTCATATATACCAATAACTTGATCAGACATAATTTGAACGTTATTCTTATGTTGATCCATGTTATTTTTCCAGACATCAACTTCTTCTTTTGGTATTCCTAAGGCTTCAGCTCTTTTTGCTAAGTCATCTTTAGCTTTATCTATGTCTCCAGACACTGTTTCTGCTAATTCCTTAAATGCTTTTTTTACATTATTAGCAGAATTTGTTCCTGAAGCTTCAAACGTAGAAAATGCTGAATTAAAGTTTTGGAGCTTACCTTCAAAAATTGTTAACTGATCATTGGCAGTTTCACCTACTGTCGTTCCCCAATCACTGGTTTCCTGCAGTTCATTTCTTGCTTTTTCGGTAACCTTACTAAGAGCAACGATTGTCCCTGCAAGTCCTGCTGTACCTAATGCAGCCCATCCTACAGGACCAATTCCTGCTAATATTGGTGTTAACCCTCCAATGCTCCCCGCTAAACCAGTACCACCAGCACCAATTGCGGTACTTGCAACAGTTGCTTCTGTAGCTATTCCTTTCAGAGCAAGTTCTCCTGCCCCTTTAGCACCTAGTTTAGCTAACATCCCTGTTGTTCCTGATACAATACTAGTTAACCCACTCAATGCTTTAGATGTTGGAGCAATAGCTGCAGCAGTCAAGCCCATTTTTATTATCAACTGTTGCGTTTTAGGGTCTAATTTTTCAAATGAACCTGCTAAATTATCAACTTCTTTTACAATCGGAACTATTGACGGAAGAAGTTTTTCTCCTAAACTAATCGATAAGGTCTCCAACGTTGCTTTAGCTCTATTAAAAGCATTTTTGTCTGAACTATTCATTTGATCAGCAAGTTTTTTAGTATATCCAGTTGCATTTTGTGTTTCTTTTGTGAGATTACGTAATGCATCTCCTCCCTGAGCTACTAGAATATTCATACCTGTTTGAGCTTCTGTACCAAATGCCAATGAAAGTAGAGAACTCTTTTGCGCCTTAGTCATGCCATTAGTACTCTCTTTTACTCTATCAAGTATGTCTGGTAGTCCAAGTTGTCCTTTCTTAAAGGCATCTAAATCAATCCCCAATTCTTTCATAGCTCCTGCTGCAGCTTTACTTGGTTTCATAAGTCGAGAAAGTGCACCACGTAAAGAGGTACCAGCTTTTTCACCTTCGATACCATTATTTGACATTAAACCAATCGCAGCAGACGTTTCTTCTAAACTCATTCCTAATGCGTGGGCAACTGGTCCTGTATATTCCATTGCATTACCCATATCAGAAAATCCAGCGGCTGTTTTATTCGCTACAAAGGCAAGACTGTCCGTAACACGTTGCGTATTTTGAGTCATTGAAGCTGTATCTTTGGTAACTAATCCAAACTGCTCCAAAATGGAAGTTGATGCAGACATGACAGTATTGAAATCATCCCCTGAAGCTTTTGAAGCATCTAATACAGTAGGCATAGCCCCAAGAGTCTGATTAAAGTCATATCCTTTTTTAATCATCTCTTCTATCCCCTCATTTATAGAGGAGGTATCAATTCCGTATTGTCTAGCCCATTCTTTGGATTTACTAGATAATATATCCATATTTTTAGCGAGCTGTTTAGGAGATGTATCGTCTGCAAGTAAAGCCTGAATTTCAGTCATTTGTCCATTAAAGTTAGCCGCAGACTGAATACCCTTTGCGAAGGCAGCAGTTATTGCAATTGAAGCTGGGGCTGTCTTAGATGCTACTGAATCAAGCCCACTACTTACTTTTCCAAAACCTGATGAGATTTTTGGAAGCATAGATGTTTGTTTATATTGTTCAACTGCAGCAGCTTTTAATTGAGCTTGATATTGCACTAATTGAGCATTAGCTCTAGAAATCTGATTTGCATAGTTTTGTGTACTAGCTGTTGCTTTGCCATCAACAAATGAATTTTGATAAGAGTCTTTCAAAAGGGCTAATTGTCGCTTTTGAGTTTCAATGGATTTAGTTAAAACATCCATTGGGCTCTTCATACCATTCATTCCTTTACCAAATGTTGAGAAGGAGGTTTGAGAAGCTTTTAAATCATTTTTTAATGCTGATAATTGCTTATTTACTCCGGTAATCCCTTTTGAAAAGTTGGCATCATCCAAGCCCATTTCAATTATCATTTTCCCTAAAGGTGTATCTGCCATGATTTCTCCTTGAACTTTTTATCGTTAATTCAAGAATAAACAAAATATACCCTCAAAAAGTAGCGTTTTTTTATTTACATAAAAAAACAGCTTTACAAGCTGCTTTTATATTTTATTCATGAAATCTGCGAGAGACATTACTTCAGATTCTTCCTCCGTAACATTTTCTTCTTTAGCATCAACATCAGCATTAATAACACCAATGATTGTATCAAAATCATTATCCAGTATATCAGATGCTGTAAAATTAGAATTCAAGACTAACTGCTTAATAAATCCAAGGAAATTCTCTTTTCCTTCTTTAGCAGTTATTGATCCTTTTTTTCAGTATCTTGATCAACTCCTAAAACTATATTATTTAAACGGTTAATTGTATCTTCAAGTTCCCACGGATCCAATCCATTCAGTACTTGTTTAGCAGTCAATTTATCATCTAAGAATAAACCTGCAATAAATTCTAGACGTAGGGTAATTATTTCAACAGCTGATAAATTTCCTACTTCTATTTTCTCTTGAAGTTCCCAGAAATCAAGATATTTTTGTCCACTAACATGATTTTGCTTGTAAGTAACATCCCCGCCTTGTTCATGTAGAATGATTTCTAACTTAGCCATTTTTAAATACCTTTCAAATTATAGTTTAGCGTCCCCTACGGTTGCTTGACCGACTACGGGGCCATCAGGGTGTGGTGGTTTTCATTTCGAGAGCAGCACGAACTTTATCTTGAGCAGCAGTATCTTTTCCAGAATATTTCTTAAAGAAATCACCATTGTCATCTGAACCAACTGAATAAGTCAGAGTGTCCGGTTTAATTTCCGATGCTTTCCCTTGAAGAGTCTCAATTTCAACTCCATCATAAGAGAAAACCCCTGTCATGAAACCAAGCATGAAATTATTCCCTCGAATATCATAATCTTCGATTAGAATAGAGCAATCTGGTGCTTGTGTTTCATTACCTGCTGTGATAATTTCATCTTCATCAACATCATAGCCCAAAATAGTAGATTGGACTTTATCAGGAATATCAATAATGTCAAAATCAATTTTCCCATCACCAACACCCTTACCTGAGGTATGGTAAACTCCATTTGATCCCCAAGTTTTTACTGGATCAACTGCAAGCCCTGAAACTTTGGCACTTGATGTTGCCCCTTTGTCTTTTTTACCTTCGATGACAAATAAATTCTCATCTTGTACTGTTGGCTTCCCATCCAAAATACGAATAGTTAATTTTTTAAATCCAACTGTGGCTGTACCCATTTTTTTCTCCTTTATTAATAATCTTCATATAATTGGCTATTGCCTTGATAAAAACGTGCATCTACATATCTTTCAGTTGTTGAAAAATAATCATCTACACCACCAGGCATCCTATAGAATCCATTGTTTTTTAGAATACCTTCAATTTTTTGTTGAAGTTCTTTTGGAATTTCACGTTTAACAGCTTCAATACTAACTTGGTAAATGAAGTGTTTGGATAGTGAATCATTACTTGCAAAACCAATTGACTCCGGTGGTCCAGATGGAATGATAGTGATGCTCGTTTTGTCTTTTTCAAGCTCATCACTACGAATATAACTTTTAAACCCACCTACTTCTTTAATTTTAGCTATGTCAGAATCAGTTGCCAATACTTCCATTAACTCTTTGAGCATATCTTTCATTCAATCAACTCCTTTAGGTTTTCTTGAGCTGATTTCACAAATTTAGGCCCTTGAGAAGCCGCAAATTTTTGTAATGCTCCAAAACTTCTATAACGATAACTTTTACCATACCTAGTAAAACCATTATTTTCCAAGTGTACTAATCTCCAGTGCCTACCATTATTACCAATTTTTATTTTGGCAATCCCTGAAGCCCTAGAAACATTCCCCCGTACTACACCGGCTACTGTATCTCCACTATCTTTAAATTGCGATAGTGTCTTTTTTAAATCTTGAACAGCTTCATCTCCAGCTGCTCTTAGGGCTTTGCTCTCAATCGACTTCACTCGAGTTTCACTGAACTTTTCTCTCAGTTTTCTTTCGATTTCTTCAAATCCCCGAATAGTCATTGTACTACTCATTAAGATTTGTACCTCCCAGAATAATTTTTAAAAAAGTTCTATCATGAAAATCAGGTTGAATATCAACAATCGCCCAGACTTTTCCAGAATATCTTGGATCATCAATAATGACTTTATCGTCATTTTTAGGTTGGTAACTTGTTAGAGGGTCACGAATTTTTATCGTAGCTCCGTTTTTAACATTTTGACTTCCTAAAATATTTAAATCTTTATTGCTGGGACTATAGACATCTGCATAAGTTTTAAACTTATCAATGAGTTCTCCACCTCTACCATCAAAAGAATCATCAAGACCAACTCTTTTAAAAGTGACTGGAATCCTCATTGTTCCATTGTGCGTTCGATTAGAGGATTGTAAGGTCTTTTGTGATTTTATCATCACTGTCCTCACTTTCTTCTGGTTGATTAGCAAGATATACATCACGAATATTTTGTTTGTAGTTTTCCTTAAACTCATCTAACGCATCATTATATGTGTATCTAGAACGCTCAATAATCAACTCTTTTACTTCTGGATCAGAAGCATCTTTCACACCAACCAAACGAAGAATAGAAGTATAAGAAGCAATGAGCATATCAGTCAAATTGGCAATTTCATCAGAATCTTCTGTATTAATCCTCATTCTCTGCTTAAAAGCTTTAAGATTATTGTTAGCCCAAGTTTCTGCTTCACTCATAATTCACTCCTCATTACTTCTAGGCTTCAGTAACTGTCACTGCAGCTGTTGTATCGTCTGTGAATGTTACAGTACCTGAAGTAACTTTCCCATCTGTAGTTGTCAATGCTAAGGCTTTAATACCAAGACCAGCCGGCCCTGTTGGTCCAGCCTGTTCATTAGCAACTCCTGTTTCTAGTTTATTGAGTTTTTCGGCAGTAATAACATCTCCGTCTGCCCATGTTGTTGGTTCATATGTTGCTGCTTTTGCTTTAGTGGCCATTTTTTAAATTCTCACTTTCCTTTTTTATAATGTTGCCTCCCCCACGACTGCTAAGCCGACTTGGGGGGCATTAGGGTGCTTCAGTTAGTTTGACAATTTGAGCTGTGTTATTGTCATAAGCTTTTCCAAAGTAGAAGGATTTCACCGTGTAAAGTTGCAAATCTTCAATAGCTAGAGTCTCAGTGTACTCTCCTATTTTTGTTCCACCCATATAAGCCCAGTAGCGATTAGCTGCAAAGATGACACCTTTTCCTGCAGGGACTGCAACAGACTGAACGATTTCAACACCAAATGGTAAGGAAACAACCCACAAACCATTTTGAGTAAGTTTCATGAAGTTTGCTAAAGTGCCATAGTAATCATCAGGATTAACAAGTAATTTAACTTGCCCTGAAATATTGACTGAAACTCCTTTTGCATTTTTTGCTAGTTTCTGCATTAAAGGAGCAATCATTTTAGCCGAATTTTCTGGAGTGATTTTAGAAAGGTCCGCTGCAATATCTTTATCTGGATAAGTAGTTTTACCATTTGATACTGAACCTTTTTCAAGGTCTTTCATAAGTCCGATTGGCTGATTGTTACCATCACCAGCAACTAAAGCAGTCTCTAGAGCTAGAGCCATTGCTTCAGACATTTGGATAACAATAAATGATTTTAACCAGTCATAACCATTGTCCAGTGCATCTTTAGGAATTGCTAAAAATGTTGTCAACTTACTTTGAGAGAAATCAACTTCTTTGAAAGTTTGTGTAAGTTGACCTTTGATATCCCCAAAAATTTCACCCCATTTAGCTACACCACCAGAAGATAATGAATCAGCAATAATTGCTTTCATTTTCAAACCAGCACTTTGAAATTTGATAATTCCAAGAAGTGGATGAGCTTGTTCCAACTCTACAAACACTTGGTTCATGATTTCAAGTGGAAGTGTAACATCAGCTCCAGTTACGCCAGAAGTAATCTCATTAAAGAATTTAGTTTCATTTTCTGAAAGTCCATTTGTTGGACGTGATTCCATTAATTGGTTGATTTTATCCGCAGTTGATGCGTTAACGTTTTCCATCAACTCAGAACCCAATGTATTCATCATTTTGTTGAAAGCATTTGATTGCTCTGCTTCATCTGCACCATTTTTAACAGCATTAGTATATTTTTCAACAGCTGCTTTGTAGTTCGGCAATTTTGTGTAATCCATTATTTAATTCCTCCAAATTTAAATAGTTGATTTTTGAGCGGCTTGTCTGCCGAGTTCTTTTCATTAAGTTCTGATTGAAAATCTGATATCTTTTTATCTATCATTGCTTCTAATCTTTGCATTTGTTCTGGACTAAATTCTGCAGTAACCTTATGAGTTTGTTTAGCACTTCCTTCTGAATCTTTAATCATATTCTTCAATTGATTTATTTTTTC